TAACGGTTCATAACCTCTTTGAGGTATTGTTCCGCTTTAATCTTTGGAAGATTACCTACATCGATGTAGAAGATCCTTCTTTCAGGAGCACGACTCAATCTGTAGATAACAAGAGAGTCCTCAATCATTCTAAGTTGATTGAGTGCCTTGATTGACTTGTGCAGATACGAAAGGATGGTTTGTTTATTTCTATCTACTAATCCAGAATGGCAGAATGTAACTGAGTCTGGTGCAAGTTTAACTGGTTTCTGTTGATTTGCAAAAGCTTGATTACCAATTGCTCCAAGATTATTCTTCTGCTGAGCAGAGTTTGGATCATAAAGATAATACTCATCAATCTCAGGAGTTTTAACGTTATTGGGATTCTGATTATTAACTCTCTCAACAACTCCCTTTAAACTCTTATCATCTCTTAATTTTCTTATGAACTTAATACGAAGAGGATCAATATATCTAACTTCTTTTAATCCATCTTCTGGTTTCTTAAGATCTATTACTTTATGATAAAAAATACGTCCATCAATATACCAGTTTTTAAGAATTTCATGACACCTCTTATCGAAGTTCATGAGTTCTTTAACTGTTTTAAACTCGTCTCTAATTAATTCTTTTAGTTTATCAGAGCCTGGAAGATTCTCCAAGTCTATCTGGACTGGAGAATCATTTTGATCTGAAACAATTGCTTCGTTTATAATATCTTCTATTGCACCATCCACTTCGGGATGCAATGCCATTTCCCTATATCGTTTGATTAAATCAAATTCACTTTTAAAGACACCATCGATGTCTACATACTGTCCGTAAAAACCACTCGACACATAATAGTCAGAGGAATCCTCCTCTGACTTAGGAACAGGAGAAACGACACCCTTTGCAGCAGTGTCGTCCTTCTGTATTTTAAATCCAAATAATTTAGCCATCAATCACACGAATATTGGGACCTTACCCAATTATTTAGTCGATGAGAATTAGTTAGGTCTGTCTGTTGTTACTGCTGTATCTGTCTCTGTATCAAGAATACCTGCGTCATTCTTGTCGAAAGCATCCCACCATTGGACTTGGAGGTCTACTGTAAACTCTTCGATAGAATCAGCGGAATCGTAAGAAAGATCAATCGCACTAACGTTTGTTGGGAATATTCCGTGGAATTTATAAGACTTCAATACTGGAACATTCTCTGCAGCGGAAGGAACTTTACCTTTAATAGTATTTGGGAATCCACTTGTACTATTTTCAGTGTTACGTCCTAACTGATAAACATGAGCGTTTGTCTGATACTGAGTTGGGTTAATGAAACCAGTAGCATTGTCATGCTTGTTGATTCCGTTCATCCATTGCTCAAATGCATTTCTCAGATCGAAAGTTATATCATTGATGACTGTAATAGTCCAAACATCAAATGTTCTATCACCAGCGATCTTAAGGTTCCTTCCTCGGAATGGAACGTCAATCACGTTGATGTTTGATGCAGGAAGATTTGCAGCCTTCACCATGAAACGAGAATTATCATTGACCCTTTGATCGGCCGAGATAAAACTTGGAAAAGCAAGTTCAACCTCAAACAGATTGGGCCTTGCTGCTCCACCGATTAACTTCGACTTAAAGTCATCGATGGTACGTGCGCCTACTTTTGGATAATTAGCCATGTCTTGAGAACCTCTTCGTTGTTATTTATTAAGATCAAGCAGAACCAATGACTTCATCAAAACTGATGCCAGTCCTTGTTGCAACAAAAGTAAGACCGATGAAGTTGATCGACCTGGCAGGCTTCACGAATATGTCTGCCTTAAATGTATTGGAGTCTATAACATCAGGTGTGTTATTACTCTCATCACAGATGACTACGAAGTCTGTAATACCTCTCTTAGCCTTAACATCACGAAGGTATGGTTCAACAATATTCAAGAAGTTAGTTCTTGTAAGAACGTCGTTGAATTCAAAGAGTTGTGACTTAGCAGCCCTCTCGATTGTACCCTCAATTGTAAGGAACAAGCGACGAACGTTAATACGATCGAAAGCAGAAGACTCCTTAAGAGCAGTCTTATCTCCAAAGAGAATCATTCCTGAACCAGCAGAGAATACAACTGGGTTGATTCTCTTAGGATATAGAAGATCTCTCTGTGCCTGTGATGGGTTGTATGCAAGTTTAATTGCATTATTGACTGTTCCTCTGGAAGAACCAGCAGGTGAGAACCAAGGATAAGAATTAATCGAGGTTCTTGCCATCAATCCAGCAACGTCACCATTTAGAGGTACATAACGGAATGTGTTATTGAACCTATCAAAGGTGTACTTGTAACCAGAGTCAAAGACTGCATAAGAACTTGAAGCAAGACTATCATAGAAAGCAATGATATTGTTTGTCTGTGTATCAGAGTTTGTTAAACCAACCACTCCAGATCTGTATGGTGAGATACATGCGATGCAATCCTTACGGGTATTTGCAATCTGAATTAGTTTGTTTGCCTTTGCCTGAGATTCATAGATCGAAGATCCACCAGAAGGACCCTGTATCAGATAATTAACTGAGTACTCAGCAGGGTTCTCGACTACAGTGTAAGAATTTACAACCTGACCAAGGGTCACATTGAAACGATTAACACCATCGTAGTCTACTCCATTTGCAAGTGTAAAGGTCTTAGCACCAGCACCATTGAATGTAACTCCTTGTGCATTTGTTCCCCAAACACCAGTACCATCTATCTGGTAACCACCATTTGAACTGAACTTAAGTCCTAAACCTGTCTGTGCAGCACCAACAAAGATACTGTCAGAGTAGTTAGCAATGTAATTCTTGTAGTAGATGTCTGTAGATGGAGATATCTTAGCATCTTGAGCCTTAGATAATCCAGTCCACTTCTCTACAATGTTTCCAGCAGTTCCTGTTACAGATCCCGTATCATCTACGATTGCAACATGAAGTTCGTCAAATCTGGAATTTCTTTCCTTAGCGTAAGCAGAAGTTGCAGGCTTAGGAGCAAGGTTCTTCCAGTGAACAGTACTGTTAGTTAATCCAAGAGTCTGTTCGTTGTACCAGTCCTTAGCAGTGTTTCCTACACGTAGGTTAATTCCACTACCAATACCAGACATAACAATAAAGTCTGTATTTGCGAACGCCACTGTAGCAGCGGTGTCCATAATGATTTCTGGATCAGCATCAGTTGTATAACCAACGATGTTACCAGTGTATGTTCCGTTTAGAGACTTAACTTGGTCACCGATGAATGCCTTATAAGTGTTAAGATCATTACCGAAAGCAATAACAGTTGAACCTATACCAACTGCTGCCTGGAATCTTGTTCTCTCAACTCTTTGTTCAGCACCAGCACCATCAAATATTCTTACACGGTTAGGATAGTTGATAGGACCAACTGTTCCTGTCTGCCAGTTAAAGATTCCTTCATCATATCCTTGGAAGGATGCAGTTGAAGAACCTTCTTCATAATCAGCAGCTGCCCATACACCAGTTGACTCGTTGTACTTAGATACAACCTTAACATCAAAGTAGTCTTTACCGATATTTGTGATTAGTCCCTTAAGGAATCCAGTTTCAATTCCTACAGTACCATCACTTAGACCAACACTTGTTGAGAAACCAGCGGTAACAGCGTATCCAACGTTAAGTCCGTCAGTACCAATCGCAAGTCTCTGGTCTGCTTGACCATCAATAACGCAAACTTTTAAATCATTTGACCAAGAGCCAGGGTTCCGTGCGGCATAAAGCCAGTTAGTATCGGTCGTATGATTATTGTAGTAATCTTCTGAAGATTCAATAGAAAGGTTTGTTACAGCAACACCAACTGGAGCGTTAGCATTGGAAAGATTTGTTCCAGAGGTTCTAATTACTCTGAGTATTCCTCCGTATGAAAGATACGAAGATGCAGTCATCCAATATTCGTACTGTCCATCTACTGAAGATGGTTTTCCAAATGTTTGGAGTAAGTCCTGCTCTGTTTCTACCAGAATCGGTACGTTGACGGGACCCTTCTCAAAAGGTCCTGCAATAGCACCCACTTGATCGTTTACGTCATCGATACGTCCTATTGTAAGATCAACTTCCTTGACCTTTACGCCTGGTGAGACTAAATTTAACGCCATGTTAGTGCCCCTTGAAGAACTTCATTGATTACCCTAAACTTATTTATTGATTGAAGCTTTTCAATGGGGAAACAATGCATGAACACTTTACCAGTCTGGATATATGTCTTCGGCTTGTTTCTTTTTTCTTCGGTTTTTAACTATCCTTCTAATAGTACATATTTTACATTCATATGAGTAAGAAGAAGGCAGTTGTCCTCTATTCTTACGTATCAAATAGTATCCATCTATTAAATCCTTTAACTCCCCACAGGTTCTACACTTTCTCTCTTGCAAGAACAGATGTCCAAGGTCAAACTGTTCCTCGAAGTCCATTATACTGACACTACTGCTGTTACCTCTGGAAACTTCTCTTTAACTAACTTCTCGATACCCATAGTTAATGTCTGAGCACTCATAGCACATCCCGCACAAGCACCTAACATCCTTACCATGACTATAGGTCCTTCCTTAAGGTAGTCTATTGCAACGAATTCAAGATAACCTCCATCCATTTCTACATAAGGACGGATTTCATCTAATACTTCATTTACATTAGTATCATTCAGTTCCATTAGAGATAATCCCACATATATGATCTATCACCATACTCATCTAAGTTCCATCTATCACCATCTTTATCTACAAAACTATCTTCCTCATCATGTAAACCATCACTTAGGAATCCGAAAGGAGCCATGTCCTGTTCAATGGCGTTCTTCTGTTCTTCATATACTCTCTTCCTAATATCATCATCTGTCATTTCCTTGAAATAGTCCTGACAGACTAACCATGCGAATATAACCAAACACATCGCAAGGTCATCATTAGATCCTTCCTCTGCTTCAAATGAATTACTTTTTTCAATGAAGGTAGTTAGTTCTGCAATTATATCATAATCGTTTATAAGTAACTTATCCGCTTCAATCAAAGTCTTTAAGTTAAGAGCACCAATCTTCTTAACAGTCTTTGACATTTTAACTCCAAGTTGAGTCTTCTTACCAGAGAATCCCATACCCAACACCTGTCCAGCCCTACCTCTCATAGAACTCTGTAAGATATTTTCATATTCCAAATCATAGAAAAGAATAGATGCAACTTGATCCCCCACATCATTTACTTCGCATAGAATATATGCATTATTATATGCCTTTGCAAACTCTTGTATGACACTGGGGAACAACATTGGTTTTATTTGGTTGTTCTTATACTTAGCAACTACTTTATACGGGAACTCTGTTGTATCAACAACAATAAAAGCAGAGTAATCTTTCTCCACACCTCTTGCAACATCAACAGTAATAGAATAATTATGTCCTTCTACTGGATTTTCATATATCTCTCCACCTTTTCTACCTCTACCAATAGGTTCATCATAGGCCATAACCTTTAACTTAGCTGGAGATATTAAAGTATCAACAGATCCTAAGAACTCACATTCAAACTCAACTCGGAACTGAGCTTCTGATGTGTTCTTAATAGTTTGTTCTTTCCACGCTTCATCTCTGCCTGGCACTTCTGACCAGTGAACATCCGTAGTTACATACTCATTACGTTTAAGTTCTGCATCGTGCCATAACCTATAGAAGTGATTCATACCACGAGGGGTAGAAACGATAATCACTTTTGTAGATTTACCAGATGAAATGGTTGGGTAAACCGAACTAAAGAACTCATCTGCAATATGATTTGGAATGAACGCAAACTCATCAAGGAAGATGATGTTAAATGACATACCTCGGACAGCAGATGCAGAGGTGGATGCAGCAACAATCTTAGACTTATTCTCCAATTCCATAGAACCTTTGTTCCATGCAATGATACCCTGTTGTAACCAAGTGGGTAGTGCTTCATATGCAATCTGAAGTCTACCTAATAAGTCTCTTGCAGTCTGTGCTTTGTTTGCAAGGATACCTATAGTTACACTGTCATTAAACAATGCATAATGCAAAAGATAAGATACCACAGTCGTTGACTTACCTGACTGTCGAGGCATCTTACATATATTAAA